TGACGTGATTCTCAGCAAAGCGCCCCGTCGCCTATCTCCCTGTCCTTGATCCCTGCAACGTAGGTCGCCCCGTAGTTTCCGATCTCCCACCGGGCAAGATCGCCTACTCTGCGAAGCCAGTTTAGTTCGGGAGTAGCGTTCCCTCGACTTACAGCGGCTACGCAGAGCGTTATCGCACCCTCACGACCGGGCTCCATCATCCCACAAGCAAACTTCTGATAGAACGGGACGTAGAACGGAGCCGGAACCAAAGTAATTCTTATCTGGTCGGGACGTATGCGCAACAGCCCCGGGTACCTCGTAGTGCAGGGGGGCCAACGAGTATCGTGAATCACATGATACGCCTCATCAAGCCACGTCGCCAGCTTATCAGGGAACTCGTTGTAATACCGAATGAACTCGCTGCGAACATACTCAGGCACGCCCTCTTCTGTCATCCACCTAAGCGCCCGGTTCAGCCGCTTCTCAATCCGCTTCTGCTTGCGCGGACGTTCGTCAAATCCATGCGCCTGATAATGAATCCCGAGCGGCGTCTGTTTCCAGAGCGCCGCTTCATCGGGATCGCCAAACAATGCGAAGATCGGATTGTCCATACTACATTCCGTGATCGCGCCGCCACTGTTTTAGTTCTTTTCCGCTGAGTCCGGCAGGCGGTTCTTCCGGCTGAGAAGCAGCGGGGGCATCAGCGGACGGCGTACCCTGTTGACCTGATTCGCTCCCGCCCGGTTCTTGTGATCCGGCGTCCTGAAACTCCGCCTTGCCGCGCTGGTCATCAGAAGCCCGTTTCTGATTCTCTAGAACCCGATGGAATCGCTGATCGATCTCATACAGGTTCGTCCCCGCTGGGGCCTCGATATAGAATAGCGCCCCGTCGCGGAAGTTACTCGCCGTCCACGAATCCCCGTTATCATCTGGCACTTTGACAAACCCCGTTCGCCTTATCCAGACCGGGGCTTCGCTACTCTCTGGACCGGCCTCCAGATAGGAGCCCCGGTCGAAACTTCCGTCAGGTTGAACCGGACTCGCCGGTGCTAATATGCACAATCCATTCTGATATGTCCAAAACATAGATTCTCTCCTCTCAGTTTTTTAGTGAATACCCTACCGCTACGCCTATCATCAGCACGAGCGGTACTCCGATGCTCGCGATCTTCTTCCAAAACCCAGCCCGAGCCTGCCAGATCGCAATCTGCTTCTTAGCGTCATCGAGACTCGCCTGATAGCTCTTCAACTCCTTCTCGGAAATCGTCTCAATCTTATCGCCCGCTGCGTTAGCCGCCTTCAGCGCCGTGATAGTCCGCTCCTGAGCCGTTATCTGAGCATCCAGCGCCGCAATCAACTCTTTCCCTTGCGCATCGAGCTTTTGCAGAGCCGCTACCTTCGCTGTCAGGTAGTCAAGCTCTTCGCCTTGTCGCAGGCAATTCTCCAATAGCAGCCGGGTCTGTCGGGCTGTCCTGTCATCTTGGGCAGGGAGGGTACCCGCGAGCAGCGAGCTTGCGGCATAACTCTGCGCGAAGCTCAGCATCAGACAAACTACTACCAGCCGCTTCAGCCTCTTGTTTACGCTTTGCATGTTCGGCTTCAATCCTTTCCAGTTCTTTAACGGTCTGCGCTTTGTCGCCTCTCTTCGACTCGGCTACCTGTTTGAACGTATCAGCTCTCGCGTTAGCGTCTGCTGCGTCTAGCAAAGCCTTCTGTTTCTCGCTCTGTAGTTGCTGTTTCTCGGTTTCAAGTTGCGCTCGTTCGGCCTCTCGTTCTGTCTCCCGCTTCTGATACGCCGCGTCCTTGAAGTGATTCACCATCCCGATAGTCCCGCCGATCAGTAGGGCGACAATTACCAGAGCGCCGACAGCAACCCCCACCTTGACCAGTATCGAACTCGATCTCCAACCCTCAACGAGATTTCGCATCGTCTCTCCTATTTCTTCGCAGCAAATTTTACATCGAGCTTGCTCGGGTCGGACGCAATCTGCGCTTCGATCTGCTTTTCTTTGTGCTGATTATGATAGATAAACCACCATGTGATAAATCCTAAGACCAATAACACCGTAGCGAACAGCATCACCGGCCAAGCCTTCTCTAAGAACCCGCCTATTGCTGCGAAGACTCCGCCGCTTATCCCTCCGGTTGCCAGTTTGTTTCCGACGCTACTCAACCCCGTACTGGCAATCTCTTTGACCTTCTCATTGCCCGTAATGCTAGTAACCAACGACGAATGCTGTTCCGTTGTAGCGACCGCCTGCGCAACCGGAGCTTCTGGAACCTCGGCTACATCCCCATTAGCGATCATATCGGATTCCAACGAGTCAGTAAGCGCCTCTTCGAACTTCTCCGCGTACCCGGCTATCAACGCCGCCTTATCCATCGCGTTGATAATCTTCCTCGCATGAAGATAATCGGCTTTCCCGTCGCTGATATAATCACCGAGCTTCTTGCCCGTAAACAGCCCTTCGCGCATCCCCATAGACAATACCTGATAAGCGATGTCCGGCTTCATCGCCATATCAGGAGAATGCACAAGATCAATCCCCGTCAGGTCAGCAAACTTCTTGTAGTTCTTCTTCCATGTGAGCTGGACAAAGCCCCGGCCATAATATACCTGCCCCGTCTCCGGGTCCTTCTTACCATAAGCCTTACCCCGACCTCTGCCGTATTCCGCTATCGGCTCGTATGTCCCGGCTGTTTCATGCTTGCAAGTTGCCAGTGCATAAGCGATCCATCGAAGATCGGTCATCTCGCTATCCGATTCAACTGCGTCCATTAGAGCGGTCAGCGCATCGACCTGTCGCTGAGATAGCTTTCCGAGTCTCCTTACCCCGTCGAATAGTTTGTCGCGATCAAACTTCATTTATTTATTTATTCTCCACAAAAGTCACGTTGACGCGACTTAGGGTTTTATCGATCTATAGAGCGTATAGAGCCCCACTAGCGTGAGAAGTATCCAGCTAATCATCTCGCGAGCAGAAAGAGCGCCCTGCTTCTGTCCCGATGTGTTAGACAGCGCGGCGGCCACGCTCGATTGCTCTCTGCGTAGCGCCTTCAACTCAGATACCATTTCAGCCATCATCGGTGACTCGACCGTTGCTTTGCCCCGGCCCTCAGACAATGACAGCTCCACTGCCGATAACCGTTTGTTGACCTCTGCCATAGAATTCGCGAGCGATGTTTGTGCCGCCCCTGCTGTCGTTGCCACCTGCGCCCGAAGCGTCTCCGCTGTAGTCGTCGCTGTCGCCGCGATCTTGTTTACATCTTCGCGGTCTACCCGGCGAATCGAGTCAATGCGCTGTGATTCCTTCTTGCTGAGCTTCGCTTGCGCGCGCGCAAAATCATCAATTCTACTCGACAGCGCATCGATTTTGGATCCAAAGAACTGTTCTGACGCAAGGCGCAAATCATCTTGGCGTTTATTCGCGGCCTCTGTAAGGGCGATGACGTTCGCAGTTGGATCGATCACGGGACCGCCCCAAGCGTCTACGCCTTGACCGCTCTGCTTTCTCCGCTTCGCCATTCACATCGGCTCCTGATTCGTTACAACTTCGTGTCGAGCCACTTTCTGCGCTTGTCGTTCAGTGCGCGCTGGCGCTTGATGCAATCTTCCATCGCGGCGTCAAGATCAGCACAGATCGCTTCCTGTTCGGCAAGGTGAAATTGACCGTCTTCCTTTATCAACGTGTTACCCTTGAGATGCCCGCCGCCTAGTTCTATGACTTCCTTGCCTAACTCCGCTGCAACTTCAAAAGCGCTAAGCATAGAGTAGGCGTCGGCATTGAAGTTAGAGTCGTTCAGCCGAATCTTGTTGATTACCTGGGGAGACATTTACTCTGTTCCTTTCGGAAGCGGCGGCAGTTTCCAACCTCTATCCGCTAGCTTCTCACGTGTTGTTTGTAGCCAGACTTCATACTCTCGTAATCGGAGTTCCAGCTTGTCATGCTCCGTTTGAAGTCTAATCCTGTCCTCTTTTTCCTGAAGCTCGATGCGAGCCACGTCCTTTTGCGTTTGGCCTAATTCGCCAGCCTTGCCGCCAAGCATCACGCCGGACGATGTAAGAAAATTCGCTCCCGTACCTAGTAGCGTGACCATCGCGAAGATTGCCATAAGCCACGTTACACGGCGGTTCGTCGAGCCGTTGCCATTCTCCGCTTTCGGCTGCGTAGCCTGTATTTCTAGCGTCCGAAAGCAGGATGTTTGCGCCAGCGCCAAGTTGTGAAGTATCTCGCGCGTCGAGAACTCATCTTCGGAAACTTGCTGGGTCTGACGTGCCATGTTGTTTTCGTTACGTTCGTCGCTCGTACAAGGTTCGGTTACGCTGATAGGTGCGTCACTCAGTCTTCTACTTCCATACGGACTTGCTACCGTCGCCATTGATCATCCCTGTCTATCCCAGAACTTTAGGTTTTTCCAGAGGCGCGTGTGAGGGCTTATCACCCTTTCTTCTTTAACGATCCCGCTCGTGCTTACCGGCTCGAATCATAGCAAGAACTTCTTAATAGCTTCTTTCTCTAGATACTCAGCCCGCGCTTTATCAATCGACTCCTGCGTTGGCGGATAGCCGGGAATGAACGCGCTAGTCTGAACCAACTCGCGTTGCTTCTTTGCGATCTGCTGCATAGTATCAAGTTTCATCTCTTCACCTTAATCCGCGTAGTTAGTTTTGCAAAGCCTACAATTCATTTACCTTGAATGCTACTATAATCACACTCGTTGCGCAAGCCTAAAATCGCAGTATTTACCGCCCCTAGAATACCCCGTAATCGCGTTCTAAGGCGTTTTAAGGCACTTTCGGGACTTAGGCCAAGGCTTTACCTGCGTGCGGCTCCGAAAGTGCCTAAAATCGCGTTTTATCACGTCAACGTGACTTATACTCGCTGGCCGGAGGCGAAGAAGTCTCGCAGACCATGCGGCTCCGCTACTTCGACCGCGTATCTCCAACAAGCGTCTACGATATTCTGTCCGTCTCCGCTGTGAGCCGCTGCTGCTAGGTATTCTTGATAGAAACTCCCCGGCACACTAATAATCTTTGGAGCCAAGCCGGGAACCCGAATAGCCGTCTTGAGCAGCAATTGCTCGTCTTCCGGCAAAGCGGTCTCTTCTTCCGTTAGCTGCTGGCGGCGCAATCTCTCGTTCAAGAACGGCCAGAACTCCAACCGGGCTCGCTCGTGAAACACCTGCAACTCGACTACCGCGAGCATCCAGTAAACGCCTTCGATAACGATCCCGCTATATAACGTATGATCTCGTTCGACCGCCATGAATTCCCCTTCTAGTCGTCGCTTACCTGCATTATAGCACCGCGTCGTACAACGTTAGATTAGCGGAGGCGTCCGAGTAACAGACCGTGATATTCTGAATGTAGACGGTCCCGCTTGATTGCTGTTTGATCTGCAAGTACAGAATATCCCCCCAATCGCAGGGCGAAGTCATATCGATAGACTTAGTAGCTGAAAACGTAGGATAGGTTGCTGTGTTTTCCGTTGCTGAGCTCCCAACTACTACCACAGTCCCGTTCCTTAGCTTTCGAACAACCTGCACTTCTGCGATACCTGCGCTCCGCGATAACTCGCACTTGATCCGATACTTCCCCGGCCTCGTAACCTGAAACGGATTCGAGACATCCACGAAGCTCGTACTCGCCGTAGAGAACTCCGCTGGGCGACTAAGTATCTGGGTGTTGCCGGGCTCCACGGGCCGGAAGCCCATGAAGTAATCTGAGTCCGTGACATGCGAAGATAGGTCTACAAACTTCCCGGCTATCCATCGATTCCCGCCCCTATCAACTACAAGCGATACCGGATCGGAAGCTGCGGGAGCAGCATAGCGATGCCCATATTGCTGTATCAACCTGTGCGTCTTCGTCCCTACAGCCGCAGCGCTCTCCCACGGCTGCTGAACAGTTGGATTACCAGACCCGGACCACGCAGCCGGAATCTTCGCTTTCCAGACCCCAAAGATATCCAGCCCGCTCTTTTTCTGAGCGATGTCCAGTATGCGACCGAAGAGGCCGAACACCGAACTCTTGACCGGCACATTTGGTAAGTTAGGTTGTGACATCTACCACGCTCAAAAACTGATGCTCCATCAACTCGGGGCCGAACCTTAATGTCCATTCATCTTCAACAAAGTCCGCATCAATCCCAAGTCCGGGGATTACCAATCGCAGCTTATCCCTGCTTTCATGTATCGGCCTCGGCAACGTCTTGACCCTCAGCCGCTGCGCCCATCGCGCCGTCTCGTCAGAAACTATTTGCTGTCCGATAGCACCCGCAGTCGTATTATCCGGGGCGTCAGTTTGAACCAATACCGGCTTCGTCGGGAGAAAGACCGTACTGGTCGCGCTCCGTGCCTTGTCGTTCGTGACTATCGCTTGCACATCAGCAACATCCGGGTTGCCGTTAAACACGATTGCTTGATTAACTACCTTTCGCTGCTCTATCGCTAGCGTCGTATCATCAGCCGCGCTAATCACGCTCGTCTCATCGGCTACCAACGTCTCTACTACAGCGCGGTTGATATCCAATACCTGTTGCTCGATAACCGCCGAACCAAAGCCCGTGAATCGTATCGGACGATAGTTAATCGCATTAAGCAGATAATTTATCGCATCGAGCGCCGGAGAGCCTACCTCGAAATCAATATCCGCTGAGGCCGTCAATGTCGTAGTCTGAACAGACCAAGCTACCGTATCGAACCCGGCAAGCCTCGCTATCGCCAATACTCCTTTTGAAGTCGAGGTATCAGATGTTAAGAAGTTCCCGCCCGACTGCAAGGTAATTCTCGATCCTAGCTTATAATCAGCGAGCGCTCGCGCTTGATCTTGCATGGTCAACACGTCGGTTATCCCAGTCGTCGTATACTGGCGATCTAGCGTAGGTAACAACGCGGTTATTTGCGGCCATTCCGCATACCCGCTACCGTCCGTTCCCGCTGTCGGCATCCTTACCCCATACCAGATTCTTATCCGGTCCCCTCTGTCCCTGTCGGTTAGAATCTCGTTCCGCTGATTCGCTCCCGCCTGAAATTCATCACGAATCGCTTTCGGACTCGGTACTCGGCTTAACATCCCGATCTCGTCTATCGAGCCCGGAAAATAATCACCACCCTGATCCCTGCCAATCTCTATTGCGAGATTTGAGAAGTTCAACGTCTTCGATACAACGCTCTTATACACCCGTTTGGCATCGACGTACATCAACACCGCGCTCCCGTCGTAAATTCCTATTACATGAT